GTAATAGGTACCAAATAATATCTTCGTGCCAAATACAATTATCTGCGGCAGTGTTATTCTGACCGGAAGAGTTTGATTTCTTAAAGAAGAGTATTTGACCATTGGGATAAAGTCGGCAAGGGTTAAGGGTGTACCAAACGGTATAAATCCATAAAACAGTAAACCATCGCATGTCGATTGATTTAGGTAACTTTAAAAACTTTCGTCTTTGTCTGTAAGGTTCATCTAGAACGCATGCAGTATCGTAACCACTACAATCACTGTAGGAGATTTTTGAACACTTTTCGAAAGTACAACACATAGTATTGAAACCACCATATTGCTTAGTAAAGCCATATTTGATCCATTTAGTATCGTGATGTTCTTTTAGTTTGTTATTTTGATTATCAAAAAGAGTCTTTTGTTTATGGAGAAAGGATTTATCCACACAGTCAACAAAGCGAATCTTATTTCGAGCTAAGTCTTCTGGTGAAAGAAATTCATCTTTCGTTTGAACCATTTGTATTGGGATATGATCAGTGTCCTCGGCGTAGTGATCAAATAAATCCGTCTGGATATAGTCACGCGTCTTAGGGGCTCCACACATTTTGCCAATAAGGCCAGCAGATGATGACATATTGTAGGTATATTCATCATCGGGCATCTTAATGGGGGCCGTCATATATGACAAATGCATATCAGCATAACCAAGGGCAAGCTTCCAAATAGGGTCAGTCTCTTTATCAGGGACGATGTATTCAGAAGAACTCTTACCGTAACGTGTAGTAACGTTACAAGTTGTGGGAACAACTTCTTCGTGGTCAGCTAGATCTTTTATCATAGCGGCAGATGTTGGGTCGTGCTTCTTAAATTCTTGAAAATAAGGACAAGGAACACTGATAGAATTGACTGCTGTAGGTTTTGTGTTGACGTTCATAGTGATTTTGGTTTGGCCAATAACACTAGTACGGTCGATAACTGGGGGGTTCAGAGATGGGACAAAAATGTCTGCGATCTCAGGAACGCCAAACCCCGGTTGACCTAGGAGTCATAAAAAGTTGAAGAAGGATCTAAATCCTTCTCCATAAAATAAAAACACATTATGTAATCCGTCGTTTTTAGTTCCACAATGGATGCCTGCAAATTGGCCATCAATAATGACAGCTTTTCCACAATCTCCATGAGTTGTTCCTGCTGAATAAAACATAGTACTAAACTCAGAGTTGTATCTGGTAAAATTTGAGGTTGGGGAATGATACCACTCTTCGCCGCGTTTTACATCGACATGACCTGCAACAACAGGTGGGGGGATCACTCTACCCATAAAAATGGAATCGAGATTATAAACTTTAGATCCAGCTAATCCTGGCGCATTCTTATCAACTGGGATAAAAACGGCATCGATCTTGTGGGGTCCTTCAATCCTAGCATCTAAATTAATTGGTACTTCAACGCCATTGGCATTGGATAGACAGTAAAGACGAGGGAACTCTAAAGTGTGTTTGTTTGTAGTTATATAATAGCGGTCACCGATTGAAACGAATTCACCTTTAGTCACGCTTTCATTTCTAAAG